AATTTAATGAATAGTCTCGTCTATTGACATAACTTATATCAAAAACGCTTTCTACAAGTTGCGATAAATTAATTAATGGATTTTTAAAACCTAAATTTGGTTCTTCAAACTTTATTTTAATCATTATACCACAACTCCAAAAAGAATACAAGAGATTAAGTTTATAAATAAAATCTCTAAAATACAACATTTGAGTTGGGAAAGAACCTCCCAATATAATATAAACATTAGATGTTTGAGTAATATCTGCTAAAAATTGATTTTTATATTTTTTTAACATATAATAAATTTCATCTAATGGTATATTTAAATCTAAAATTATTTCATTGGAGCGAGAAAATTTTTGAAAAGACCTTAAAGTAAAATACTCTGTTAAGGTATGGCAAACTATAGGGTGTAGTCTAACAATACTCGCGGGAGAACGCTCTGAAATTTTATTTAAAGTATCTTGCCAATCATCATAAAAGAATTTTCTATCATATAAATAAACTCTTTTTCTTGGGAGTATAGCTGGTAAAGGAAGTTTATTTTCTCCAGCATAATTACGATAATAAGTATCGTCAAGAACATGAGAAATAACTCTAGCTTTTACACCATCATTATATTTTTGTTTTAAAAATTCTTTATAGATAAAAGGTTTCGGAATTGTATAATCAATTATTTCATCCTCAAAAGGGACATAAACTCCATTAGTAAATGCTGTTCCACCATAAAAAATATTATTTGCGCGCAAATAATGTTCAGGAATTTGAGGATTTTTATTTAATTCACTAAAAAAGTAAATCTTGTCATAGCTACTTAACTCTTGATCTTCAAGAGTTAGTAGCCGACAAAAATGATTTTTTTCAGTTTTATAATAATTAGCAAGCTTCATAATTTCAATATTAGGAATTAGAATGGAGGTCTTTTTTGATTTGCAAAAATCATAATCAAGTAAGCCTATCATTAAGTATCAACCTCCGTTCGTTCATCATACTCAAATAAACAATTTTTATAAGGCTTTCCGTTTTTTAAATGATATGTTAAATTAGCCAAATGACTTTGAGGGGTAGCCTTATTATTAATATTTTCATATAACCACAAAGCAGCGTCTAACTTTTTACGAAAATGTTTAATTTCACCAGTTTCAAGGTTTGTAATTTTAATTCGTCTGCTAGAACTTAAAACTGGACGAATATCAGTTACTTTTATTTGGTGCTTTTTAAGAAAACCTTTAATTGTTGGAGTACTAACTGAAAAAGTTTCTGCTATTTCTCTTAGATTATATTCTTCTTCAATCATTTGTTTGATTACTTCGATTTGTAATTCTTCATGGCCTCGTAATGGATAATCTTTTCCTTCTAATCGCCACGCTTTTCCTTGATTGATACGATTTATTTGGGCCTTAGATAAATTATGATTTTGAGCAATTTGAATTAATTTATCTGTACTATTTTCTATGTCAAACATTATATCTAAGATACGTTGTGGAACAGCTTTATTAGTCCAATGCGTTTCAGCCTGATTAAGATTATATCCATTTGGAACATAAGAATTATAATAAGCAATCCAATAATCTTCTTTATCAGTAAGCTCTTCAATCCCACATTCTTCTAAAATAGAAAATTGAAAATTTTCTAACCCATATTTTCGCATAGCCTGGTATAAAGGTAAATTTTTTACTTTACTATCACATCTATGCCCACTCCAACGGGCATAGATGTTTTTACTTTGTCCAACATATTTTTTATGATTTATCAAATTTTCTATAAGATAAATACCAATTTTAATTGTAGTCCGTGCCATATTTATTCCTCCACAGTAGGCCTTTCATATTGAAAAGTTAATTCTCCATTCTCTCCTACTGTAAGTATCTTTGCTATGACTGGATACACGCTGTTTTTTCTTTTTTTTGGTATAAAATCGGTTCCTCTTCTAATTCCTTGTATCATAAGCATTGTTCCTCGCGAGAACCAACTCTTCTCTAAAACTTTTTTGTGGCCATCTTCTCCCTTTTCAGAGATTTGTTTATCATAAATCGCATATTGATTTTTATAAATTTTAACTTGAATTACGCCGGTTGGAGTAAGTAATGAAATACTATTTTTTAATTTATTTTTATCAATTACTGTTCCAATAATTTTATGAAGTTTAAATACTTTTACTTCTTGGCCATTTGGATTAGAAAAACTATATTCAACTTCAGGTTCTTCATTTAATTTAAAAAAATCATCATATTTTGAAGCTGCAGCCGCGAGTTCATGGTCGTGATAATAAAATGAAATACTATCCATTTCCCATTTACTAATATTACCTTTGCCATATTTTTCAGCTACTTCATTAAATAAAGAGTTATTTAACTTTTCTAACATTACGTCTTTATTATCTTTAAGATACTGACGCATTGGTTCCATAGCTTTTTTATAAATATTGTCCCAAATTTTTTGAGAAATATAAGAACCATCTTCTACTAAATCTATATCAAAATGCTCACTAATAAAGTTAACCGCGGGTTCGTTTAAAGAATAATTAATTCCATCTTTACAAGTTTTTAGATACTTATTAAATAAGAAAAGTTTCGCATAAAATATCATTTCTTCAGAAATTAAATTTTTATTAATTAGCATTTGCATATTTTGTAAAGTTAATCTTTGCTTTTGATCTGCAATACTTAAAAGATAATTGTGCATTATCTCTTCTCTTGATTTTCCCTCAATTGCGTCAAAAGCTCCTGATTTAATTAAATTAATTGTTTGTAATTTATTAGTTTTATTTTTAACCATAAAATCATTAAATGATTCATACGGCCTATTCTTCATAATTAATTTAATTACGTCATTTGAAATTCGAGTTATACCACGAAGTCCATAAGTAATACTATTTTGTTCAACGTTTGGCGCAAAAGTAAAACTTGAATTATTAATGTCAGGAGGAAGAATATTAATTCCATAAGATTTAAATCGACCAATTGCTCGCGCAGTTTTACCATAATCTACAGTCTTTTTTACACGTTGAACTTTTTCTTTTGTTGTTATTATTTCTGTAGGAGTATCCATTTCATCTTCCCAAGTTTCTTGGACTTCTTTAATTGCTTCCTCTATATTTTCTGCAATTTCATCTTGGTCAATATCTTCTGGATTTTCTCCATCATCTACGCCCGCGCTATCTACAATTAAATTTGCAGTATTCCAAAATATAATTGGATAATTACAAGCAAGATTCATATTTTGAAGTCCTACAATACTATATGCTAATGTATGACTTAAATTGAATGAATATCCACGTTGAGTATTAACAAGAACATTCCAAAAATAATTACAAAGTTTGTTATCAAGACCTTTTTCTTTTACTGTATCAAAATACTTTTGAGATAATTGTTCATAAAGTTTTGGGTCTTTTTTTGCAATTGATTTACGAAGCATATCACTGTCTTTTAAACTCCAACCGCCAAGTTGAGAATCTTGAATCATAGACATAATATCTTCCTGTGATGCACAAATACCATATTCATAATCAAGATATTTATGAAGAAGTTGTTTTTGCTCGTTTGTTAATCCATATTGATTCATTTCTTGTTCCCATAACATTGGATTTTTCTTAAAACGAGCATACTTTTCAAGAGGCTGTTCTGCGCCTTTTTCACTTGCCATTAGTCGCATAATAGAGTTTAATGCTGCCATTTCTTCAACAGAAGTTGGCTTTGCAAGTGAAATACCTTGAATACCTTGTGGAGTATCAAATTGAAATACACTTAGAATTTCATTATTTGCAAGCATTTCCCACATTTTAGGATTATCTCTATCTAAGTTATAAACTCCAATTGCTGCTTCATATGTTTCTCTTAAAGTATTTTTCTTCTCAATATAACCATATTGGACAAGTAAGTCTAAACAAGTTCTCATACGAGTTAAGTTTAAAGTTGCAAGTAAGTCAATTTTAACATTGCTTACTTCCTCAGATTCGTGAAGATCCCATGCAGTTACCCATTCTCCACTATTTAATTTAATAAGAGAATTGGTTTCTGTAATATCTTCATCTACAATAATAACTCCACCTGCGTGACAACCTGAACCGCACTGTAATCCTTCAATTTTTTGAGCTACTGCCCAAAGTTCAGGATACTTAGCCATTTCCTCTTGGAAAGTCCTATTTGGAGGAATATCATTCTCTGGGTCGCCATAATAGGTTACTTTTAAAGAACGTTGAATACCGCGGTCACTTTCAATTAATGCTGCAATTGCTTGCGCAGTATCAACATCAATTTCAAGTCCGCGCGCAGCGGTAAGAATTGCTGCTTTTGCCGCTTCAGTTCTTTCAGTTCCAACTCTTACTACATTTAATTCACCATAATGATTTTGAAGTGCTTCAATAACTTTATTGCGACGATTACTTTGAACATCGCTATCAATATCAAGAATACTCGCGCGTTCTGGGTTTAAGAAACGCCAATAATAAAGAGGAACTTTTTCTACAATTGGGTCAATTTGAATAATATCTAATAAATAATTTAAATAAAAACCAACACCAGAACCACGGCCAGGACCAACTAATGTATCTCCTTCACTCCATGCAATTTTTAAATAATCAGCAACCTGTAAGAAATACTTTGACCAAACAATATTTTGCTTTTTTGAAGCATTCCACACAGTTTCTAGCTCAATTGTCATTCGTGCGATGCGTTCATCTGTCCAATAATAGTTTTCATTACTATTACATTTATCAATAATTCTACGAATGAAAACTCTATCAGCGTCTTCTTTTGAATTAATAAAATTATACCAAATATCTGGAAGAAGTCTATTCGCAATAATTGGCTGTTCAGCCACATAAATATCTTGCTTACTTGGAAGATAAGGAAGTTTAAAAGGTTTCCTTAAATCATACTGTTCAATTTGTTCACCAATTAATTTTGTATTTTCCATTAATTGATTAACAATATCAGCACCATTATATTTATCCATATAACCATGAAGTTCATCTGGACTCATCATATAAGTAGTGGCATAAAATTCATCAACTTCTCGATCTCCATCTTTTGAATTTAGATATGCTTTATGAAAACGTCTATCTTCTTTTGTTAAATAGTGACTATCAGTAGTTACAATTGCGGGAATATCTAATTCTTCAGAAAACTTTAACAACCATTTATTAACATAAATCTGTTCATTATTATCAGAAGGTTGAAGTTCAAGAAAGAAATTTTCTTTACCAAAAATACTTTGTAGATATTCACACCAACTTCTTAGCTTAAATAATTCCTCATTAAAAAGTTCTTCATTCTTTTCAAATTTACTTGCTTTTAAAATTGTTTTTCCAAAATATCCGCCTATACAAGCAGTTGATGCAATTACATGGCCAGGATTTTTACCAATAATTTCTTCAATATCACTATAATAAGTTGGAACTCTACGCATACGATTTTTCATAAAACTTTGTCCATATGCGCGAGTAGATAATTTACGAATTTGTTTATGACCTTCTTCATCTTTTGCGAGAAGAATGAAATGATAAAAACTATCTTTTTTACTGTCGTAATTATCGGAAGTTAAACCATTTCTACAAAGATAAATTTCATTGCCAAGAATGAGTTTAAATTTATCCCAACGAGGATCATGATTTTCCTTTTTTCTTTGTTTATCAACATACTTTAAAGCTTTAATATGACTATTAACAGTTTCATGTTCAGTTAATGCTACACCATATAAACCTAAGTCAAAAGCATATTGAATTAAATCTTCTATAACATTTATAGAATCAACAAGACGCTGATTACTTGCGCAAGTGTGGTTGTGTAAACTATAATACACAAGATCACTTCCTTCTTTTATTCTATATTTATTATATCATAAACTTTAATAAAAGTCAATTAAAAATCATATTTATGTGGATCATCTGGAGGATTATCTAAATCATAATCATCTACAAATACTTGAGTAGTTGTACGGCCAGCAAAAGTATTTAAATTAACTCTACCATAAACAGTAAGTTTTTGAAGCCTATTGCTAAAAACTTCTTCTGTAAAATTTATATCTTTAAAACGAACATAATCTATTCCATTAAAGCTAATTTTCATACTGTCTTTATTCGTGCCCATAGCCATTACATTAGCAAGAGAAATATTTTTAATAATAATTTTAATTTCATCAATATGATTACCAAAAAATTCAGGATGTTCTCCTAGTTTTTCAAGTAGAGGAGCAATATTTTCTCTAGCATCTAAAATATAATCTACAGTGTAGCATTTTGAAAAAGCACTATCATCTAGTTTTTCATTACTATAAGAAAGTAATTTATCTGTATTAAAACTATTAATACCAAAACCAGCAGCTGCGTCATGACCAGCTACATAATTAATTAAACTACTTTCTTCTAGAAATTGTTTAAAACTTGGAAGTCCAGCGAAATTTCCACTACTACGAATACTACCATTAATTTCATTATTATCGTTTCTACGCCCAATCATAACTGGTTTATTATATTTATTAACAATTGCCATTGCTACAAGACCAGTTAATTCAGGAGGAATATTATCTTCAGGATCGACTTCTACTAAAATAATATTATTACTTGCTAAATCATTTTTTTGAATTTTAAAATCAATTAAATCAATGGCTTTTTCTTTTAATTTATCTTGGCGAGCTTTTGCATTTTTACCAACTCGCGCGGTTTGTTCTGCTGCGGTTTCAGTATCACCAGATTTTGCCCCACGTTTTGTACTTGGTAAAATTTTATCTGGCTCTATAAAGCAATAAAACATCACTTCTTTTTCTTTCATAGAACCAACACGAGTAAGAGCATTAATAAGGGGAGCAATATAAAAAGCAATATCAATTGGAGTTAACCCGTACCAAGGATATGTCGCTTTTTCTTTTAAGGAATAAGATTGAGATTCAAGTAAAGTTTGAAAACCTTTATTTTTAATATTTTTTAAACCTTTAAGCATTAAATAATTTGTTTCAGAATATGTTCTATCCATAACGTCAGCAATTTCACCAAGAGCAACTAAATCCATATATTCTTGGGCTTGTTTAATACCTAAAATCTCATCTAACACTTCACAGAATTTATAAACTACTCCTGCTCCACAAAGTGATTTGTTAGAATACATTGGAGAAAGTTGATTATTAACAACTATTGTATTTGGAGAAGTAGAAGTAATTGGATTACCATCTAAATCATATTGTTGTTCGTGATGGTCGAGAACTAAACAATCTATATTTAAATCTGATAATCGTTCGTGTTCTTCGATATCATAACTCGCAGAATCAGGGCAAATAACTAAATCAACGTCATTTAATGTTTCTAGCCATTCAATTTTATCGTCAAGACCGTGCTGTTTATGCTCATGTAAAGTAAAATTTAAATTTGCATTAGGGAAAATATGCTTAATATAAAGCCATAAAATACTTGAACTTGTAAAACCGTCGCAATCTGAATCAACAACAAACATAATTCTACTGTTTGCACGTAAATGCCGTAAAAGTAATTCAGCGGCAAGGTCAATATTTTCAAGACCATACGGGTCTAATTCACATTCAGAGGTTGGGTGTAAAAAAGTATATATATCTTGGACGCCACGATCAATTAAAATTTCTGATAGTGCTTTTTCTGGATTTGTTGTATATTGTTTTCTTAATCTATAATTCATAATTTATCCTCTCACTTTAATTCTATTTTTATAAAGTTCTTCAAATACTTCTTTTCCTCTATCAAAAGGAGAATCTTTTTCATTAAGTAAATTATCAAAATCCCAAATATAAGAAAAAGAAGCTTGATTAGAATATTTTTTACACATACGTTCTATTTTATCTCGATATTTACGAGCTTTTTCTGTGCGCCAATCTGTGTATTCTTTATCTAAAGCAATAACAATTTCATTTGCGCCTAATATATCTGTTAATAAACTAATATGATATTTATTAAAAGTAGAACCGCAACAAGCTACACAATTACTCCATTCACCATAATAACCTTCATCTAATAAAACAGATTTTTCTGCTTCAGCAATTATTGCACTTCTGCGGCGAATAATTCCATTTTGATGTTCATAAATACCATATAAATTAAATTGTAATGGATGAGTATACAATACTTTTCCAATTTGAACTGGACGATATTTTCCACATTCTTCAATTTCTTTTTTTTCTAATGCTCGTCCGCGGATGCCAACTAATCGTCCTTCAATATCAAAATGTGGTATAATAATTTTATTTTGACCTAATGAAAATTTAATTTGAAATTTATCCATTGCTTCTTTAGTTATACCGTCTTTTAACCAAAGAGGATGATAGTATTTTGTAAAATAATCTAATACTACTGGAGAATACTCTTCTAAAGCAGGGATATTTGTAGTATATTTATATTTTTCAATATCATTTTCAAAACGATTAGAATGTTTTGTTGTAATAATAATATGTTTTAAAAACTGCTTTACGTAATTTTCTGCTTCTTCTAGAGTAATCGGGTATTGATTTAAAGCCATATATTTTCGATATAATTCGAAAATTGACATAGCTTCATCACATTCAGTGTAACATCTAAATATTTTATTATTCTGATACCAATATAACTTCATGGATTCTGCTTCATGAATTGGATTATGACAAATAGTAGGACAAACTAGATATTGTTTTTCTTCGTTAACATCTATTTGTTCTACTCCAAGACTTTCTAAAAAATTTTTTACATCTATTAAAGTAATTGAATCAATTATATCTTTAGTATTTAAAGTAGCTAAATAAGCATCTCTATCAGCTTCATTAAAATTTGTCATTATTAATTCCTTTCAAAATAATTTCTCCAATTAATAATTTCTTCGCGAGAAGAAGAAAATAAATCAATATAAGGTTCTCTAATAGGTTCATTTTCTGCTGTGGTCATAAATAAATCTTCACGTTCACCAGTGCCTAAATGAAGTCTAATCCAAATTCTAACATTTTTATAGCCACCACGACGATTTTTATATATATCTAAAACATGAGTCGGATGAAATCTTACGTCTTCAATATATTTTGAATCTAATAATCCTTCTCGTGCAGCTTTGCGCCATTCAACCATATAAGTATTTAAATTTTTTTCTGAAACCCTTGACATAACCATACCGACGTCAGCTTTATCTGCAACAGCTTTACTACCACGGATACTTGTTTCATTTTTAAATTCTCCATCATCTGACATACCTAAAGCATTAACCTGCGTAGCAGACATAATAAAGAGTTGGTAATCTTTCGCTAACTGTTTTAATTGATTTGCCATCATCATTAAAATTACATCCTCGCGCACATTATTCTTTGCAAATTGTCCAAACATACTCGCAGTTGAATGTATATAGTCAAAAGCAACATATTTTACTTCATCAATTGTTGCATATTTTTTAATTGTTGCTTCTACATTAACAAGATTTGGGTCACTAATTTCTTCAATAAGAAAATATCCTTTATACATTTGAAGAATTTTCGCCGCAAAACGAACTCTATCTATTTCACCGCCATCATATTTACCAGTTAAAATATGTGATTCATTTACTCCAGATAAATATGCTAGCATAATTGTTTGAAGTTCTTCTTTATCCATTTCTGTAACAATAAATAAAACTTTTCTTGGAGATCTAGGATTTCCACTTTCATCTATTTCTCTAATAAAAGTATTTTTTTCATGCGAATAACGAATTGGATAAGCTAAATGACAAGCATCAAAAACTGCCGTTCTTGTTTTACCTGCACCAGAACTTGCTGTTTTTAAATAAAAACATCCTTGCCGTGCGCCTCGAACTGCAGTGCTAAAATATTTTCCTTCTAAATTCGGTCCAATATTTGGAGTTTTTTGTAATTCATCTATAAGTTCAAAAATTCCTTCAGAAGGATCTCCATTTTTTGAACCTCCTCGAAGATATTCATTACGAATTATATTATATTTTCCTTCTACAGAATTAAGAATATCTTCGATGCTTGCTTCATCAAAATGTTCTTGAATTTTAGCTTCTTCAATGGGACTTAAATCATTTTTTTCATCAACATAAAATTCACGAACATCGTATCCTTCATTAACTAGTCTTCTTAATAATGAATATTTTTTTAATCGTGTATAATAAATTTTAAAATTTGCTAATTCTGCAAATTCAAAACAAGTTTTTAAAAAATCTAATCCACCGTCACTTTGATAAATTATCGCGCTATTTCTATGCTTTTCAATTTCTTGATCTACTTCAATTGGTGTTAATTTAGTTGCTCCTTCATTATATAAATTTTGAATGCTTATAAAACAAATTCGCGCGACTTTATTTGAGCTATCAAAATCAAGCGGATGTATATCTGGATATTCTATAAATAGAAGAGGATTTTTCATTAAACATCCAATAACTTGACGATATGCCATTTTATCTGATAAAGTCACAACTAAATCTCTCCTTAATCATCCAGCCATTCGTCTGGATCATATGTTATTTTCTTTCTACTATTTGTATTTTCTTTA